ATATTACTATATTAATTGTAAAAATATTACTATATTAATTGTAAAAATATTACTATATTAATTGTAAAAATATTACTATATTAATTGTAAAAATATTACTATATTAATTGTAAAAATATTACTATATTAATTGTAAAAATATTACTATATATTAATTATGCCCGGAGGATATATACAACTTGCTGCTTATGGCTCTCAAGATTTTTATCTTACAGCCAACCCCCAAATTTCATTCTTTAAAACTGTATATAGAAGATATACTAATTTTTCCTTAGATTTTTTTAGATTAAATCCAGAAAATAATATGGGATTAAATGACCAAGATACTATAACATATAAATTTAAAATTGATAGAAATGCCGATTTAATACATGATATGTATTTTTCATTTATTTTACCAGATATATATTCAAATGATAATGTTGATTTTAGATGGGTAAAAAATATAGGATTTAATATAATAGAAAAAGTTTCCATTTATATAGGAGGTTCTGTAATAGACGAACATTATGGAGAGTGGCTTCAAATATGGAATGAACTCACCACCCCCATAGATAAAAAAAATATACTTAATGAAATGATAGGTAATGTTCCTGAATTATATGATCCACCGAATGCTCCAGGTCAAAATGGTATTTATCCAAACGCAAGTATTATAGAAGGTAGACTTGGATTAAATGCGTGTCCTTCTATATTTTCTAGAATTATTAGAGTTCCTCTAATATTTTGGTTTAATAGAAATCCATCATTGGCGCTACCTTTAATAGCATTACAGTATGACCCTATACAATTAAATGTTACTTGTAAAAGAATAACTGACTTATATACAATTGTTGATAAGGATATTTCTAGTTTATCATATGGTAAAATAATAAAACCATCAACAACTCATAAAGATTATAATAAATTTTATGGTATTCAAAATTTTGTAAATGATGGAAGTATATCCAGTGGACCTGTAGGAGATAAAAAACTAATTCATTTCCCAATAGAACCGTATTTAGATATTAATTATATTTATTTAGATACAAAAGAAATGAAAAATTTCGCACAAACAGAACATAAATACTTAATCGAACAAGTAAGGCTTTCTTCTTTTAAAAATGTTATAGGAAGTAAAACATTAAATTTAGAATTACAACATCCCACAAGTCTTATGGTAGTAGTTTGTAAAAGAACGGATGTAGTTGATAGGAATGATTGGAATAACTATACTAATTGGGTATTAGAAGATTTACCTCCATTTTCATTAGCATATGAAAATCCATATTATAATAAATATGAAAATAAAATTGATAATAAAATCGCTTATGAAAAACTAACTAGAGAAAATCAATCCTTTAAAAAAAATAAGAATTGTATAAAAACTATTGCTCTAAATCTTAATGGTATAGATAGATTTTCTACACAAGAACCTGAATTTTTTAATTATTTACAATCTTATAGTTTCTCTAAATCTGGTCCTAAGCACGGTATATATCCTTATTCATTCTCATTGGACCCATTTAAATTTCAACCATCTGGTTCTTGTAATATGTCTAGATTTAATAAAATACAATTGAATGTTGAAACCCAAGATATTCCTCTACCTTCTAAAGAGATTGACGGAGAAGTTTTGGAAAACTTATATAAATTTGATATTAATGTTTATACTATAAATTATAATATTTTAAGAATAGTTAGTGGTATGGGTAATGTAGAATTTAGTAATTAATTTTATTTATAAATATATATTAATTTTCTAAATATATTAATTTTTATAAACATAAATATATTAATTTTCTAAATATATATTAAATGCCCGAACCGGTCCAGAGTCTATGGGTTGGTCCTAAACTTTCCGAACTTGAAATTTTATCTATTAAAAGTTTCCAAAAGTTAGGTCATAAATTTATTCTTTATACATATGAAAAAGTAAAAAATATTCCACCTAAAACTATAGTTAAAGATGGAAATATGATATTAAAAAAAAAAGACTTATTTAAATTTAAAAAAAGTTTTCTACCCTTTTCAGATTTATTTAGATATAAAATGTTATATGAAAAAGGTGGTTATTGGGTCGACCTCGATATGATTGCGTTAAAACCATTGAAATTTAAGCAACCATATATATTTTCATCTGAACGCACTATACAAAAAGGTCCTTATAGAAATAGAACAAAAACAGAAATTTCCAATATAGGAATTCTTAAGGCACCTATAAAAAGTGATTTTTATAAAGAACTTTTTGAAAAATGTATGGAACAATGTAAAAGTGGAGTTAAAGAGAATATTCAATTTATGCGAACTATGCGAGAATTTTTAGAAAAGTATAATTATGAAAAATATGTAAAACCGGCAAAAATGTTTTGTCCATTAGATTGGTGGCATACTAAAGACGCTTTTTACCCACCTTGTTGTAAGAAAAAATATGATGTAGATGGTTACACTATAGAAAGTGTATTACAAAATTCTTATACAGTTCATATGTGGAGGAGTATTATGTTTAAAAGACATAAAATAGATTTAAATGACACATTCTCTAAGGATTCTCTTTGGGAAAAACTAAAAATAAAAGTATTGGGAAGTAAAAAAACAAAAAAACTACATAATAAAAGTAAGAATAAAAGTAAGAAACTTTAATTTATAATTACATACATTTATAATTACATACATTTATAATATGGCGATAATTTCATTTTTAACTAACCATTCTTTAAATGATTTTTGAGCGTTGTAGTGACTACTATTTTCAGTAAATTCTTGAACTATTATTGCTTTACAACTAGGTTTATCGGATTCAATTGCTTCATTAATATTATAATTATTTATTATATCTTTAGGGAATCCATAATTATTTATTAAAGGTGTGGTAAATACAATTAATTGACCCGCATATGAAGGATCTGTAATAGTTTCTGGATAACCAGTAATTCCTGTTTGGAAGACTAATTCTCCTGTAGTAGAAGAATTAAAACCGAAATTAATACCTTCGAATTTCTCCCCAGTTTCTAATTCTAAGATTGTTTTCATTGATATTAGTAACTAATTATTTCAATTTAAATAAATAATTAGAAAATAAAATATTTATTATAACTAAATTTCTAAATATAATATAATATGACTACCCTATTATACAACTGGAATTTTACAGGAGAAAATGATTTAAATATAAACAAAGAGATTTATGATAGTGTATCCAATTTAAAAGCAGTTGTAAAATCTAGACAAATAGTTTCAAATTCCAGCATATCCAGAGATATGAATGGAATATATTTAAATAATAATGACGGTACAAATGGAGGATATATTATTGATTTAGAAGGTTTAGATAGTGTAAATTTAGGTGGAAATATAATTATTGAGATGGTTATTAAAAATAATGATCTTACAAGAGATAGTATTTATTTTCAAACCATTCGAGATGTTGAAGGAGAAACAAACATTGAAAGTGCTTTTCTTACCTGTAAATTTTCCAATAAAACAAAATTTATAGTTAGAACTGATACTGTAGAAAGTGTAAGTTATCAACAAAATACTGCTACCGAAACGAATAATACAATTATTATAGATAATAATGAACAACACTATTTATTTTATCTCCATTATATAGATAGTTCTAGTAAAATTCAAATATATATAAATGGTAATTTGAAAGGAAATAAAGAAATAGATTTAATAAAACAATTGTCGAATACATTAAGACAATCAAATATAATCGGCAGTCAAAAAAATGAATCAGGGGCAACTTACTTTAAAGGAGTAATAAAATTTTTGAAAATTCATAGTGTTAATTCTGATGTGCTAACTTCTTCAATTCTAAAAGAGAATTTTTATGATAAATATTCAAATGCTCCTTATTTCAGTAATATAAATAATGAAAATGATACTGAAAAATATAGCAGAAGACACACAGATGTAACATCATACTTTTCCGAAAATACAGGTATAAATGAGTTTTCAATAGATGGTATTCAACTTGGTTTATCAAAATCAACAAAAACTTATAAAATTCATAAATTTACTTCTGGTAGTGAAATAAATATCAGTTATTCATATAATTATATACCACTTATAGGGGAAGATAAATTTATAATATTAAAACATAATGATACGTATTTTAAGATAACCCAAACTTCTACCGAAAGTAATGAAAATTCTAAATATAAATGTGAAATATCTAACGATAATGAAAGTTATAGTTTAGAATGTGATAATAAGGGTTTTGGGGATACTTATAGTTATAATAGTATACAAATAATTTTCGGCGGTGTTGAATTTTTAGTAAATAATGATATCTGTTTTCACGAAGACACGATTATAGATACAGACCAAGGAGAAATAAAAATAAAAAATTTGAAACCCAACAATACAATTAGAAATCTAAAAATTATTTCTTTACTTAAATCACCTACACATTACAATATTTTAGTTTTAATAAAAAAGAATTCCTTTATGAAAAACTACCCTAATAAAGATATTTTACTCACCGAAGAACATTTAATTTTAATAAATAATAAGTTCATTCCTGTAGGAAAATTAATTAATAATGAAAATATATTAAGAATTAAAAATAATGCACCTGTATATAATATTATTTTACAAAATGAAAATTATATTAAAATAGGTAATTTATATTTCAATATTCTTGGTGTATCAAAAGAAATTTATAGTAAAATTATTGAAAACAAAAAAAAAGGAATTAGAGAAATGGAATTAAAATTCAGCAAAAATACAAATATAAAATTAGATTTAAATAAATTCTTGAATTAAATAATATTAGTAACTAATTATTTATTTAAATTGAAATAATTAGAAAATAAAATATAGTTTCCATATGGCTATGACATCTACAAGACAAGTCAGGAAACCATCGTATTTAAGGGAATGATAAGTAATATTATTATTTTCTATTTTATTTTTCCCAATGGGTACAAATACTTTATCCATTAGTAACATTATCCATTAGTAACATTATCCATTAGTAACATTATCCATTAGTAACATTATCCATTAGTAACATTATCCATTAGTAACATTATCCATTAGTAACATTATCCATTAGTAACATTATCCATTAGTAATTGGTGGGAATAATTTTTTTAATTATTTTTTTAAACTCCTATAATTCACCATTTGAAAGTATTAAAGAAATTATAATAAAATAAGAAATATAAGATAATTTATGATTTTTGTGCGTTGTAGTGACTACTATTTTCAGTAAATTCTTGAACTATTATTGCTTTACAACTAGGTTTATCGGATTCAATTGCTTCATTAATATCGTAATTATTTATTATATCTTTCGGAAAACCATAATTATTTATTAAAGGTGTAGTAAATACAATTAATTGTCCGGCATAAGAAGGGTCGGTTACATACATTTATAATTACATACATTTATAATTACATACATTTATAATTACATACCACATTTTCTTATAGGTAAATTCTTTTTAGGTATCTCTTTTAATTTAGTTTTTTTTTTCAGCTGACGCATTAAATTATTTAGAAAATTAGGTTTTTTCATTGTTATTTTTTTATGTTCTTTAAGTTTTATTTTCATTTTACAACTACTAGGCTTACTTAAATCTATTATTTTAGTTTCTGGTTTATTTATATTATTACTGTAACTATAATTACTATTATTATTATTATTATTATTATTATTATTATTTTCTCTTTTATCTTTTAGTCTAACTTCTGTAAAACCAGATTTTTTTTTAGTATTTAGTGAACAAAGTTGTGGATATTTCTTTGTTAAATAAACGGCACTATCGTGAATTCGTTGTTTTGTTCGCTCTACCTGCATTCCACCAGGTTCTTTATAGCAGTTAGTTCTACAAGTAATATTATTAAATCGCAAGACTCCACCATCCTTAAGATAATATTTTATACTTCTTTCATAATCTTCCTTATCATCTATAGTTCTAATTTCTTCTTTCCTATTATTAATAACCCCCGTCATAAATCCTATAATATACGATAAATAAGTTGATGTAAAATCCTCTGGTTCTTTGGTGGTAGGTTTCATAAAATATGGATTTTCTACTGGATATACTCCCCAATTATCCATTTTTTTCTTTTTTGCTAAAGAAAATGCCTCTTCAATAAAATTATGGAGATTTTTAATTTTTTTTAATTTATTATATTTTTTATCATAAGTATTTTTATTTAACTTATTTGGCACTTTATTTTGATTAAAATTTTGAAACACTTCGCTAATATCATCATCCATATAAAAAATCTTCTGCCCCTCCTTAAAATACTTTGGCATAAAATTTCTAATATTTTTAATTCCAGGTTCCCCCACTATAATTTTATTATATGAATTATTAGGTAATTCTTTCTTATAAATATTTTCCTGTTCTTTATCTGAAACAAAAATATTAATTCGTTTAGGGTCTATATTATGCTCTTGTAAAACTCTTAATGATTTATTTTTTAAAGTTGTAGGTCTTTTATAAGATGGAATCGCCACAACATATTTATTTAAACTCATATAATATTTATGAATATTATTAAATTAATAAATTGAATAATAAATTGTATAATAATTTGAATAATAAATTGAATAATAAATTGTATAATAATTTGAATAATAAATTGTATAATAAATTCATATAATATAGTCTTCATTATGGACCAAATTAATAACAACGACTCTGAAATATATAAGAATGCTATTAAAAGAACCGAACATATTTATATAAAATTAGAAAAATCAAAAATGAATTGTTTAGTGAGTGATTTAAAATTAGTTGGAACAGAAAAAGATATTTTAGCACATCTTAAAGGAGGGCCTTCTAAAAATTTAATTAATTCGTTCTTCAATTATACCACCGATAAATGTGATTTTTGTAAAATTGCGAAAGATAAATTAGTTCAATTGGATAGAGCACATTGTAATAAACTAAATTGTGACAGAGCTTCTTTATTAAATAAATCTATAAAAAAACATTTTATTGATGAAATAACTCCTATAAAAGTAAAAGATATATTAAACGATTTTATTAAATTTCATAATGAAATACCGTTATTTATATTATGTAAAAAATGTCATAGAGAATATGATAAATAATATATTATATTAAAATAAATTATTAATATTATAATATTTATACTATTTAAGTAAGTATGGTACAACCGCATTGGCTAACAGGAGAAACATTAGATGAAAATACTACACCATGGGTTTTAGGAGTAAATAAGAGTTATTTTATGTTAGGTATAAAAAGTGCTGGAATGTTCCTTCTTTTATTTGTTATTTTAACTATAAATTTTTTAGCTTTATCAGTTTCATTGCAATGTAATAAAGGAAAACCCAATAGATTATTTTCAGCTATTTACGCTTTTTTCTTTGGACCGATTTATTTATTTGTTAATTATTATAGTGTTCGCTTAATGTCTAAAGGAGAATCGTGCGAATTCTCCACAACAAATCCATTTCCTTTATAGTTAAACTTATTTATAAAAAAAATATTTGTTAATTATAAATGAAAGAACAAATTTCACAAAATTTCGAATTAATATTTGTTGTAATAATTATATTTGTTATAATGGCAAGTTATTATTATTATCTTTATAGGGAATATACTAAAAAACAAGAAGCACTTACAAAAAGTAAAATAATACCACAATGTCCAGATTATTGGAAAAGTATAGGTAATAATAAATGCCAAAATATTAAAAATATTGGTAGATGTAATTTAGGATCTATAAATGATATGGATTTCTCAGATAAATTATATGCGGAAGATATCAACAAATGTAAATGGTCTAAATTTTGCGAAGCATCCTGGGAAGGAATCGATCATTTATGTGTTTAATTTTAATTTAATTTAAAAATTATATTATTAAATATTTTAATATAATTTAATAATATTTATTTATGATTTTAGGAAAAAATTTATGTAAAAATTGTAATAATGAAACAATACTTATGGAATGTTATAAGTGTTTATTAAAATATACAAATCAATTAGATAATAATGAAAATAATAATGAAAATAATGAAAATAATAAAGGAATTTTATTAGTTAATAAATACGCACCACAATCGATAAATGATTTAGTAGGTAATAAATTTCAAATTCAAAAAGCAAAAGCGTGGTTAAAAAACTATAAAACTAAAAAAGAAGGTACCAAACCAGCATTGCTTATTATAGGAAGTCCTGGATTAGGAAAAACTACTTTAGCAAATAAATTATTAAAAGAATTGGGCTACGAAACAATAGAATTTAACGCGAGTGATATACGAAACCAAAAAATAGTTAAACAACATTTACAAAATATTATAGGAAAGGTAAGTATCACAAGTATGATGGGTTCCAAACGATATAATGGTATAATAATGGATGAAGTTGATGGGATGAGCACTGGAGATAAGGGTGGTATGAGTGAATTAATACGTTTTATTAATCCAAATAAAGGTTTAAGGAAAAATAATAAAAAAACAATAAAGTATACAAATCCTATTATTTGTATATCAAATGAATCTCATAGCAAAAAAATAACAGATTTAAAAAAAGAATGTGAAGTTATTAAATTTATTAAACCTAAAAAAAGTGAATTATATGAATTAATAGTTAATATTTGCGAAAAAGAAAATAAGAAAATAGAAGATGATATAATATTTAAAATTGTGGATTATAGCCAATATGATATAAGAAAATTATTAGGTCTATTAGAATTTTATTTTAAAAATCAAAGTTTAGAAATAGATAAATTTTTGGAAAATATAGAAAAAAAAAATATTAATTCTAATCTTTTCGATTCATGTTTAAAAATTCTTACACAAGATTTAGAAGAAAAGGAACTTTTAAAAATTTTTAACGAATATAATGTAGTCATTAACCAAATTATTCACGAAAATATTTTAACTAATTATCAAAATTTTAAAGGAGATGAAATATTAAAACTAGAAAATCTAGAAGAAAATTATAAAGCATTGGTTTGTGGTGATATTCTCGATGGAAAACTTTATAGAGAACATTTATACGAAGTTACAGACTATTTGGGTTATGTTTCCAGTATTTATATTGTTAAGAATTTAGGGAAATTAGAAAGATACCAATATTTGAAAAATCCAAATGTTATTTATAGTAAAATATTATCCAAATTTTCTATTTCTCTTAATAACTTCAAACTTAAAACAAATTATAAGAAAATATTTAATATTAATAGTTTAGAAAATTTAAATATTCTTTTAGAAATATTTTTAAATTATTTTATTACGAATTCTGAAAAAGTAAAACCATTTTTAAATAAATTTAAAATTGAAGATATAGAAAAAATACAAAAGATAGTTAAAATGACTAAAAATAATTCAATTGGTAGAAAAGATACTGTTTTAAATGAACTTGAGAAAAAAGATATTAAAACAATTTTTAATAATTTTAATATAGAATTTATATAGAATTTTAATATAGAATTAAAAAAGAATTAAAAAAGAATTAAAAAAGAATTAAAAAAGAATTAAAAAAGAATTAAAAAGAATTAAAAAGAATTAAAAAAATAAATCAAAAAAAAAAAATTATATATATGTATATGCCAACAAAATTAGAACAAAAAAAACTTTCAACATTGCTATGGGCGAGTTTGATAATAATAATTGTTATAGGAGTAGTATGTTATAACTATATTAAAAATCATTATAAAGAAACTGAAAATAAAGAATTCACTGTTACAGAATTTATTAATGGAACAACTGGACTACCACCAATGAAGAATGTTTTAGTAGGTATGGTTTTCGGAACAGTTTTTGGATTTATAGATAATGCGGGTATGTTCTTTGGTATGGACGCGTTAGAACCATTTTTACCAACCGAAGGGTTTATTGCAGCGGGAGTAGGTAATACGTATAGTTCTGTATTAGGTGCTTTTATTGCAGCATTCTTAAGTAATGTTATTAAAATTAGTACTGGTGTTGATTCAGTTCCAGTATGGTCTGATGCGGCAGGTATTATTGTGGGTGCTATTCTTGGTATTTTTATACCACCTATTATAGTAAAAATGTTTTAAGGGTTAAATTAAAAATAGTTTATTTTTTCTTTTTATAGTTTATTTTTCTTTTTTATAGTTTTCTTTCTAGCAGGACCAAATTTACCTTTTTTAGTCTGTAAGTATTTTTGTTTTTTTAAAGGATTTTCTTCTCCTTTCATCTTTATTGATTTCTTTTTACTCACTATATATCCTTTAGTATTATACATAAAATCAGATTTAGTTAATCTCCCTTGGGTCATTCGAGCAGTTCCGCTCATAACTTCCGCTCGTGTTCCATATCTTCTAATTTTATTTCTCGCCATATACTCTATTATCAATATTTTATTTAAAGTTCAATATTTGTAACAAAGTCTATAATTTTATTAAACATTTCAACTTGTTTTTCCAAGTCATTAATATAATCAATAGAAACATCCAATTCTAATACGGGAATCCCCTTTTTCTTTTCGTCATTTAACCAAATATCATGTAGAATATCTAATCTATCCAGATATTCAAATGGAATTGAACTTTCTCCACTACGGTCTCTTTTCTTAATTCGTTCATTACAAATTTCAGGAGTGGTTTTAAGATAAATATAACCATTAGATTTTAAATTAAATTTATCAGAAAATACCTCAAACCATTTCTCATATACTTTTAATTGAATTTCATCAATATTACTATTTTGAAAGTTAAGAGCCGTAAATACATTCTTATCTGTAAAGACTGACCGCTCCACGAAATTATACTTTTTATTTAACTTTTTCATTTCTTCAATTTCATATACTCTACTAATAAACGCATTCATTTGAAATGTGAAACCATGCTTTTTAGGGTCTTCGTAGTAATATTCTAAAATATGTTTACCTTTAGAATCTTTTGTATTTAACCACGAATCTACAGGTTCTAGAATAAGATGACTATCCTTTAGAACATTTTCTAAATATTTTTGAAAAAGTTTAATGAATGTTGTTTTACCGGCACCGATATTTCCTTCAATATAGAACATTTTTTATTTAAATTAAAATATTTTATAATTTCAATTTTTATCAGTATTCATATTTATATTGGCATATTTATATTGGCTTAATTATAAAATGTCATTAGTAAAATATATAAATTTACTTTGTCCTAGAGAAAGTCACGCATAGTGCTAATTTTATATCTAATAAACAATACCCAGATGGTTGTTCTATTTGTAAGCCAAATATAAATAGAGATAACTTTTTACATTTTTGTGATAATTATATTTTTGAAACCAAAAAAGTATTAGAAAAGCAACCAATTTTATTAAATTATGAAGGTATTAAACATTATAAGTAAATATTTATTAATTATCTAGAAGATGAAACGTGTCCAAAACATATAGTTCATCGTAAAAATAATAGACGAAATTTTAATTATAATGTTTAAATATAATATAAATGATTAAGGATTTATTTATTTTTTCAATTATATTATTATTATTAGATTCTATATATCTAAAAAATATTTCTAATGAATTTGGGAAAATGATTACCAAAATACAAGGTAGTAAAATAGATTTTAAACTTGGACCTACTATTATTGTTTATATTTCTTTAATTTTAGTCTGGTATGTTTTTATTTATCAAGAATTAAAGAAACATACATTAAAACAAAATTTATTTAGATCATCAATTTTAGGAGTGTGTATTTATTCAATATATGATTTTACTAATATGGCTATAATAAATAATTATAGATTAGATTTATCTATTTTAGATTCTATTTGGGGTGGTTTACTTTTTAGTATTTCTACATATTTATTTATCACGATTTCGTCTTAGATGGGTTTATACTTTAATCAAAATTTAACGTTACTGGATTTTTATTAACATTCATATTCTTGGTTGCTGCTATAGATAATGGAGACCTTTTTTTCCTATGTTTTTTTGAACTTTTACTCTTGCTTTTTTTAGGTGTTTCTAATTCTTTCTTTTTTTTTGTATTTTGGTTCATATCATCTTCTATATGTTTATAATTATTAATAATATAATTTATAACATTACTATAAATAGCCCATCTAAAAAAATTAAGTTGCCCTACAGTAGTTGTTATTTTATCACCATCTTTAAAAACGAAATCAATTCTATTTCTTCTACAAAATGGATCAAAATTCTTTTTAGAATATCCACTAAGTTGGTCTTTGTATCCCAAAAAAACGTTAATGTGATTTAAATTACTACTTTTAGTTTCTTTTTTTATAGTTTTTCCTTTAATTATTTTAGACTTTCTTTTTTTAGGACTAGTAATTTTTTTTTTTAATGTATATTCTATATTATACTTTTTAGAATAATTAGTTACAAACCAATCTATAATTCTTAAACTAATCTTATTTTTACCTTCTAAAATATCCATTAGTTCTATCTTATTCTTTTCTATATCATAAAATTCAGTTAATGAAACTAAGAGTAATTCTTCCTTTCCTTTTATATCTTTTTTTTTTTCCTTTTTTAGAGTTTTACTCATTTTTTAATACACTTAAATAAATAATATTTATATTAAATCTTTAAGTAATAAACTGATTCTTAAGTAATAAACTGATTCTTAAGTAATAAACTGATTCTTAAGTAATAAACTGATTCTTAAGTAATAAACTGATTCTTAAGTAATAAACTGATTCTTAAGTAATAAACTGATTCTTAAGTAATAAAC